CTTAAAATTAATGCTGAAGATAAACGCATTAACTTAAATGATCTAAATGAGACTGTACCATATGCTACGATTAGATTAATCTAGTCTTGGTGTATGGGGAAGGAGCTTAGGCTCCTTCTTTTTTTTGATTTATACAATGAAATTAATATTATAATATATCAATTAAAGGAGGACAGATAATGAAAAAATCTAAACAAAATACAAATAAATCCGTTATTAAAAATTATAAAGGCATTAAATACGCTGAAACTGATAAAGGAACATTTGGTGGAAATACAGGTAATAGAACTAGACTTAGATATGATAATAAAAATAGGATAATTTCAATCACCAATGAGTTAGTTTATATGGATATCCATTATGGTCAAATTACGACATATGTAGCTGTACTTCGTAAGGATTGTCACATACTTAAAAGTGGTACAAAATTCTTAATGAGGGTTGTAGATGATGTAGTTAAGACTATCACTATAAATGATAGACTTATTGATAATATCAAATATGATAAAGTTGAAAATAAATATTCATTTGAATTGGATGGTAAAAAATATTCATTTACAGTAAACCTTGCTATGGATATTATACTATTATATAGTGTATATATTGATGGTGAATTAGTAGCATTACATGATATAGTTCAAATTGATGAGACAAAGCATGAGCTAATATCTATCAGGTCACCATACGATAAAAATATCGTTGTTCCAGAGGAGTGTATAGTTGAGGAGTATTCTTATGAAATAATTGATGGTATGATAAAGTCATATACTATAAAGGATATTAATACAAATGAGGTTAAGAAATTCGCTTACAGGTATGCCAAAGACCTACCTAAGAATTCTAAATCTAAAGATGTTAATGTTGGCTACTTTGTTGATATAAGCCAGGCATAAATTTTCTCTTAGTCATATATTATTAGAGTGTAATTAATATACGACTTTAAGGAGGTGATATAATATGAAAAGTAGTCGTAAGCTAAATATCAAAGATATTTTTAATAAAGACAGTATAGCTGTCTTTGTAGATGCAAGTGTCAATGTTGAGCGTAATACAGCATGCTCAGGTGCAGTTATAGTAGATGAAAATTTCGACACAAAGTATACCGATGTTGTGTTATCCGAAGCTACTAATGTTAAAGGTGAATTAGTGGCTATTAAAATCGGTATAGAGGAAGGATTAAAGACACATAGAAAAATAATAAATTTATTTTCAGACTCCGAGATAAGCGTAAAATCATTAAAAGAATGGCTTTTCAAATGGGAGAAGAAAGGTAGACATAAAAAGATTCTTTTAAATAGCAATGGAGAAGAAGCAGTACATTCAGCTATTATCATGGAAATAGTTGAAATGATAGTTAAGAATAGCCATGTTAATATAAATATATTCCATCAGAAAGGACATATAGGGTCAAGTTCATACCCATATTCTAAGATAAAAAGATTGTTCCATAATAACAACGGTTTTATCATAGATGATAATTTTATAGATATTATGAAGACTTACAATGATATGGTGGACCACTATACTAAAAATAGTCTAAATATAGCCCCTACTGTTGGTAGAAATTTTACACCACATGTTAAAAGCATGTTTAATATAGATTCAGAAGTTATACAGAAATACAAGAAGTTAGCCACTATAGATATTGGTGGTAGTAAAAAACATAGTAACCACAACTCTAAATTTAGGGTTAGAAAATTTAGAAAATCTAAATGATGTGGTTTAATAAAAATCGGTAAGAAATTAGTATACCCATCAAGGTATACTAATTCTTTCGCCAAAAATATTTTCAATACTGAAAGGAGATGGATAAAATGACAACAGAATCAATGACACCTGCCGATATAGCCAATCAAATGATGGCACGAAATAACTCAACGGGTGTTTCATTCAATGAACTTCTTAAAGAAGTTAAGAATGCGAAAAGTCAGGGTGTAGATATAGTTATGCCTGCTGAACCACACGTAGACTCCCCACAAAATTTATCCATGTATAATAATGTAGGAGCTGGTGTAAATAATTACTATCAGAAACCTTACAATGTGTATAATTATACAGAGAGTGATAATGATATGATACAACGTCATAAAGAGTTTAGTCATAATTATTTGATTAAACAGTTACAGTGGGCTGAGTATTATAACCAAGCGTCAATGAGGATAAAGTCAGGCTATTATGGAGCATTTGATGTAAATACTAAAAATGCTAAACTAAATGAATTGGTGCAGTATGTTGCTAGTAACCACTTAGCATTATTAGACCAATTAAGGTTATACTTATCCAATTTAAGTACCAATGAACAGATTAGATACCATGAGATATCAATTAAAGAACAGTGTAAGTTCTTAGCTAAAAGGCAAGAGCATTTGATGTCACCAGAATTGAAGCAGTATTTGGCTCATATCAATGCTGTTACAAATCAATTAGAATCTGTGAAGAGAGAATTGGAGTTAGCGTATAATAGAGGTGATATGAATTATGTCAATAGTGTATCACCTACATATGAAAACTTAAGAGCCAATCTTTATAATTCATTAAATATAACTAATGATTTTATGAATGATTGTAAATTAAGTAATCAGAGTGTGATATATAGGAATAATAGTCTAAAGAACCAGACTGTTAATAATAATCAGCAAACATACAATCCTATGTATAACCCTCAACCAACTCAGCAGACTAATGTGTGGAACTTTAATACAAATGCTCCAGGTGAGACTAAAGTTATAGACTTAGGTAGTGGTAGTATAGCACCTAATGGTATAGATATAGGTGCCGTTACTGGTATGAATAATTTCTCACAAAATAACCCAGGGTGGAATGGTCAGATTACATATAATAATCCTACACCTACAAACTATAAGCCACTTGAAAATGCCAATCCTGTTTTAATGGATATGATTAGACCACAGTCTTTAAATGGGTGTATTGATAATACAAATAACCAGTTCGTACATTCCGATGATGCTACATTTAAGGAATTTATGCGTAACAATCCTACAGAATATCAATATACTCCATATGTGAATAATATAGGTGATCAAAATTATTCAGTTACTAATAACTATCTTGTGAATAATAACCTATATAAGTCTAGGTGTTCAAATAGGAATTTGGCTACTTATAAGAATGAAGGTATTAGGGAAAATAGAAGAATGGGGTTTGTACCATATAATTTCGGTGTAGCATATGAAAATCCAGATTATGTTTTCCAATTAATGTGGACAACGCCAATACCAGACCCTACACCTTTTACAGCAATACAAGAACCACCTATGTGGTATTTGACTCCAGATGCTTTAGGTTATAGAGATTACGTCCATGCTAATAAATCATATCTGAATGCATTGAAAAATAGCAAGGATTCAATAAAAGTAAGAGTTGTTAAGAAATCAGTTGATGAAATAGAAGCTGAAAATAAGATTAGAGAAGAAAGGATGTTAGCTGAATCAAACAAAGAACCTAGTGAATTAGTAGTTAAAGTAGTAACTCCTGAAGAGAATCGTAAGAGAGAAGAAGCTAGGTTAGCCAAAGAAGAGTTTGAACGTTTAGCCAAGTTGAAAAGACCTGAAAAGGAAGAACCTGATATGTCGGACCCTGAGTATGTAGAGGAATTGATTGGGTTAAAGTACTTACCTGAAATATTTAGAAATTGGTATGCTAATATAACTCCAGAAGACCTTGAGAATGTAACTACAGATGGGTTATTCTTCTTAGAACGATATAAACAGTTTGGTCCTAAAGGTGTAAAGGATTGGATTGAACAGGCTATGAAAAATAGGGTAGCTAGTCTTGAAGAAGCTTTGATAAACAAAAGAGTGCGTTCAAGACAAGATGAATTATTAGATAAGGCTGAATATATTCAGAATAAATTGGGCGAAGCTTTAGGAATCGAAGACTTGGATTTCACTGACCAAGACCAGATGAACCAAGTTAAAACTTTATGTGAAAATAAACTAAATGATGCTTTCAATAGAATGAATGCAATATCAGCTGGAAATTATGAGGAGGTTGATGGTAAGTATAAGATTACAGGTAAAATAGTAACTTTCGATGAAGATGTTGAAGATGCTATAATTGAAGACCAAACTCTATATTTAGACAAACCTGAGTCTGATATTAACTATTATGATTCAGATGAAGATTCTGATATAGAAAGTGATGGTATAATTGATTACATAAGGATGAAGAATAATAATGGTGAGGCATTGATAAATGATGGTAAAAAATATGTGAATGGTGAATATGTAGGAGAAGCTACTGCTGAAGAAACTAAAGATTACATGTCAGATTTACATTTGAATGCACCGTTTGTTGATGAATTATCATTAGATGATGCTTTAGATGCATTGGATATTCAGAAAATGAGAGATGACGTTGCTAAATTAAAAGAACGTCTACAGACTAATTTGAATGAAAATGCATTTAATGAAATGACGTTAATGGAAAAATTATTGTACTACCAAGATTCAGTTGAGGGTACAATAAATAGGTATATGGGTTCGAAAAAGTTTGAACCTGGTGTGCATAAATTCTTTACTAGTAAGGGTATCTATGTGATAGATAATAGTGATTTTAGTATTAAAGATATGGTACGAACTGGTTACATGAGTCCAGACATGACCCAGAAATATGTATCATCTCAGAATGGTAAACAGTATATGTCACTAGCTGAATATTACTATGATGAATTTATTCTACCTACGATAAAACCTGAGAATAAGAGTTTGTACAAAGATAGGTCTGAAATAGATGACTTTTCAACATTTGCTTCAGATTTAGCACTATTGGAAAAGAGGGATGAGAAAGAGTTGAGAGAGTGGAAGTCGACTAACATGTTCTTTGCTTACTCACTGCCTGAAAAAGAGATTGTGCAGTTGATGAACTTAGATGCTATGAGGAGGAAGTATAAAGGATTAACTGGTATGGATGCATGTTCAAGTAAACCTATTACATATGCAGAATGGGCTGCTAAGGTATCCCCATATGTAGCATACATTGATAGGTTAGGTGAATACTCTGAACCAGCAGTGAAGATTTATGACGTAATTTCTATACCTCAGTTTACTAACATTTCAAACGGTAGTGATTTCATATCAAATCAGCCAAACTATATGTTAGATACTAGGTTTACTCCAGTACAAGCACCAGATAGATACTATACTAATTATAGATATAATGATGATATGGTATATGATAGATTGAATCAGAGGTGTAATATTGTGAGTCAACCTAAGTGTCATTCAACTTGTTTAGATGGTTATGTAGAAATGGCTACAAAGTTCCCACCTATACAATATAGTGGTGTAAAGAATAGTTTATTTGGTTAGGAGATGGTTTAGAGATGTCAGCTAAGATTTTGGATTTTATAGATAAAAACACATTAAAACCTAAAGGTGAGCTAACACCTGAGGAAATGCATAAACTTATCATAGCTAGAGAGGATAAGGTTCTTAAATCAATCGACCCAACTTTTAAGACTGGTGTAAGAACCAATGTTATGGCTGAAGAAATATGGTGCAAGATTACATGTGATAAACATATCGATGACTTCTTAAAGGCAGATACTATAGCTAAACTGGTACATATCAGCAAGCAATCTCTGTCTAAAAAGGATAAAGTGAACAATATAAATGCTATACTTGCACCATTAGGTATATTCCCTATAGGTATAGGTACTAATAGAGCAGCATATCAATCTATATATGATGGTAGGTTTGTATTTAAGATAGCTTTAGATGATGTAGGTAGGAAAGATTCTCCTAGAGAATTTATTAACCAGCAGTTTTTAAAACCATTCGTTACAAAGATATTTGAAGTATCGAGTGATGGTTCAATAGCTTTAGTCGAATCAGTCTTTCCTATACAGAATAGAGCAGACTTTAAGTTATTTGCACCAATGTTATATAAAGGGTTCCTTATGCCTTTTATATGTGGTAGATATGCTATGGATGATATTGGTGTAGATAATTTTATGAATTACGGGGTCAGACCAGGGTTTGGTCCCGTATTGTTAGATTTCCCATATGTATATGGATATGACTATGAAAAAATGACTTGTTCAAACAAATTAGAAGACGGTACAGTTTGCAATGGTCATATAGAATATGAGGTTGGATTCATGTATTTTGTTTGCCCTAAATGTGGTCAGGTATTTAGAGCATCGGAGATAGGAAAACCTATATATGATAGGGATGACGTTGTCAATATTGTAAACAGTACTTTGAATAATGATAAAGTTAAAATTATAAATGCCAATGAAAATTCAAATATATACTCTAATCCAAATGATAAAGTAATTGTTAGAGTAAAGAAGGATGGTAAAGTTCTTAAGAATGATAGGGTTAGAAAAGCATACCGTGATTATTCTAGAGTTAGGACTGTTGGTTACCAAAAGAAGTTTTAAGGGGATTGTATAATCCCCTTTATATATTTGAGAGGAGTGTTATAATGGCTAAATTGATATTTAAAGAATATGACGATGATTATTATCTAACACAAAATGGTGCACAGCAATTAAGAGTTATAAATGATAATGTACGAAAGTATTCTTTATCAGCAGAGCATAAACCATATGCACCTGTTGGAGCATTAAACTTTATGGAATGTGAAACTGTATACTATTCAGCACACCCTAAACTACCACATGACATATGGGATGTGTATTATTATATACATGATACTAAGTTTGAGATTAAATTCAATATAATGAGGATAGTAGTAGATATTCTGAATGGTAAAGACGTTATTATATTTAAAGGCTGGTGGGATGATTGGAGTGTTGAGTTATTTAGAGATTTCTTATATAAGAAATATGGTTTGATGATGCATACATGGTCAGGAGATGAATCATTGATACCAGAGGCTGAATTCAATCCAGCATCCAGACAACAGTTTGCAGAAGAATTGGAAGTATTTAATAGTATCATAGCTCGTAAAGAAATAGAAGAAGGTGTAAAACCAGACCATATGTATCTAGGTATGTTTTACCCATATCATTGGAGTGTAAGATAATGATAGGTCATAATATAATTGTAGGTCATAATATATGTGAGTATGATATCAGAAAAGCTAATATATCAGTATTGTTTGATAGTGGTATGATTGATGAGGATACTTACAATAAGATGTATATAGCTGATAGGATGGATAGACAGAAGTTCATAGGATTATTACAATTACAAGATAAGAAATATACTAAAGCTTTACAAGATGGAATATCGAAAGCTAGGGATATATTTATTAAGAACAATGATATCCAATTATCAAATATAATACGAATCAGCAATGATGCTATATATACCATTGATATAGATGCTGATTATACTAAGATATCACCCCATGTGGAGTTTATAAAAAAGAATGCTTATACATCATATATGAAGGTAATATTTAACACATATGTGAAATCTTATACATATGAATTCTTCTATGGGTATGATGCTATAAATAAGAAAGAGTGGTATAAAGTATTAGGTATTAAGGATACAGTTAAGTATGACGATAATTTCGTACAGTTGATATTATTAATATTCAATACTCTAGAGACTGAAGGGTTTAACGAAGGTCTAAAAGCATGTTTAGATGTGATTAAGGCATATGAACACTATGAATACCCAGTCAACTTCTATAGACCTTTTGATAGTAGAGGGAAATATTTGTACAATGGGTATTATATAGATGAGGTCAATACTATAAACCAGTCTGAAGATGATATAAACTTCAATCATAATTTAAATATACTATATGCCATAAAGTCTAATATAATGCGATGTGTAGTTTAATAGAGAATAATTCCCCATAGCTTAATGCTATGGGGATATTATTTTTTTTTATGTTGGTGTATTACATGCCATACAATAATTACTTACAATCATTATAGTCTTATCTCTTATTACATCGTGTATTCTTTCTTTACTATAAACTTTGAGAATTCTATCAAATAATACTGGTGACATTTTAGAAATAGTCTCATCTATAACTATCTGATACATGTTAGTCTCTTCAATATCGCTCACTGGAGCGTCGTTATTAAATCTATGGATTAGTCTATAATCCATAAATATGTTTTCTATGAACTTAATCAACTCATTATCAATATCTTCAATTTTTTCAATATTTGAGTTAGTCAGTTTCAATTCGAATAACTCTATAAACTTCATATTAGTTTTGGTGATATTATTAGATATGCTAATGTATATACATAGCAATGCAAATATCATAAATTGTGATACACATATGGCAATTAGAGTAATAGTTAATAAGTATTCATTAGCACTAATAGCTCTAGCAGCATCCATCATTTAAATCATTCCTCCTAAAAATAAATCTCATTATATGATACACCAATCATATATATCTTCCCTTAATTTTAATAGTTCTCCATCAGATGATTTTCCATATTGTATACAATTATTTAGATAGCGTATAAGCTTATTAGCTATCTCTGGAGTCATACCCTTGTTATACTTACGGATTAAATTAACCCAGTTACCAAATGTGGAATTTGGATGGATGAAGAAATCGTCACTACTATGGTTTAATTCATGACCTGTAATAGTTATCATAGCTATGGGGACATTATTTATACTATGTTCATATTTAAGCAAACTTATCAATTCGAATGTGTTAATCTTCCCAACAGTATTCAACTGATGTTCACATATCATAAAGGCTATATCAAATATAGTCAATATATTATGATGCATCTCTATACTACAGTGTTCAGAAGTTAGGTTAGATTGGATAAAGCACCTATCTAATCCTTTTTCCATCAAGTCTCTTTTATATTTTTTATAAAAAGGACTTGTCCTAAAACCATGAGTAACATTCTTTAAAAAGAATTTATAATCTTCAGGGTTTCTAAGTGTATCTTTAGTCTGATAATAACTTATACTTGCATCATTTTCGGTATATGTAAGTGTGGGATTGTCATCCAAATCTGTAATTGTTATACCAACTTTCGCCACTTTAATACCTCCTTGTACGAAATTCTATATTAATGTGTTTTAAATTATGTGGGCAATACATTATATTATATGCTAATAATCAAGTAGAAAGGAGGGTAAATCACTATGTATAAATACATAAAAACCAGTACTGATAATATTCCTTTGATGGACGATGTGGTTTTTTATCTTAAAAAAATGTGCACGGAATCGGTGATAAAACTTCAAAATTTGGCTGATATAAATGAGACGGCATTGACTGCTCATGATGCATATAGATATTTATGTGCAGTTGATGATTCAGCACAATTTAGTTTATATGAATATACTTTTAATGAATTATTAGATGCTGGTGTACCTAATGACATTATACATGAAGCATATGTCGATACCTCATTAGTACCTACATTTGCTAGGGAAATATTACTCCGTAATAAAAAAGAAGATATTATAAATACATATAGAGAGGGTAATGACTATTATAAGATGCTTAATGGACAACCTCGAAATGAGAATGAATTTATATATCTGACTGAAGATTGGGTTCCACCTGAACTAACTCTTTCAAATATAGGAACTCCTATACATAATTATTCAGATGAGGAATGTGATTTACTATACCATTATGGAATCATAGATAATCTAAAGAAGGAATACCCATATTGTACATATTTAGATTATTTAGGTTCAAAAAAGATTTCAATCTACACTGCTAGGAAAGCAGGTAATTTTAATTTGTTATATGTACCACATGATGTGCCTATAGAACTTATGGAAAGGTTTAAAGATAGGTTGGCGTTAAATAGAGTTTATATAGAAAATGTAGTTCATTCAGATGCTTATAGGTTTAAATCTGATAACTATGATAATTTCTTAGCTGTCCTATTGATGATTCTTACTACAATAGATATCGTGTCAGAGATTCCTGATATGATAAACAAATATGAAATATTTGATCTTAAGATGGTTAAATTGATATTTGATAATTATGATATTGATTATTTTGATGAAATACCATTCCATTATCAACTATCAATGATAAAGAACCTACATAAATTACTTAAGTACAAATCTACTACATTGAATGTAGTTGATATATGCTCTTTATTCGGTTTTGATAATGTAAGAGTTTTTAAATACTACTTACTTAAAGAACGTAAAATGAGAGATGGTAAATATGTATTTAAATACGACCCTGATACATATGAACTTGATACTGATGCTTCATATGATTTGAAGTTTATTAAAGTTCCTATAAAAGAAACTGTAAGTAAGTATCTTAATAAACCATCTCATATAATTGAGTATGACCAGATGGTTAAAAAGGACCCTTTATGGAACGGTGGTTTAAATCACGAATATGTAAAATCTGAAATAATGAAATTACAATTCAATCACTATTATACTAAATACATGTCAGTTGATGTATTGAATGCTATAAGTACAATGGCATTCCAGATGTGTTACTTCCATAATATACTTTTTGATGACCATTATGTAGAAGATAGGTTGTTGATAAACCTTAACAATGTATACCCATCAGCATCTAGGAAATTTAGACTTGTAGACGTTTTATGTTTTCTATATGCATTAGGTTACAGGTATAGGGGATATAAAGATAATATTATTTCAAAACAATCTAAGGTTATGTATGTAATGGGATTTAACTTTGAAGCTGATTTAGATTTGTTAGCTTCAAAGGTTAGTCAAAATGGTTATACTTTTAAAGATTTAGGTATTGATAATTGGGTTAATCCTAATGAAATTCTTACAGTGAATCAGTTAGTGGAGGTTTATACTAACAATAAAAAGATACATGACCATCTTATATACTGTATGAATCATGCTGAAAATAAAAGAGAATTTGATGTTTATAAAATGGTTTATGAAGCATTGATGATAACCAAATTTACTAATAAGATTTTTACTTTACCAGACGGTACTATAGCTGAAACTTATACTGATTATATAAGGAGTAGAGACGCTATACTATTTAAATTATTATTAGACGTAGATGCTATAGATGATGTAAATGAAAGAAATAATAGAATAAGTAAATTAATCAACGATGCAGTACTCCAGTTATCTGAGTATATAGAAGGTGAAGAATTAGATCATGTATTTAATATATTCCCAACTGTATCTAAAGATGCTATAAGGGATTATGTGAGGTCTGTTATAATGTTTTTCAAATCATATAAGGTGGATCTTGAAGCAGTAAATTCTATTCTAACATTTGATGATACTTGGTCTAATAAGATAAGAGTATTGGATGATATGGACTTTATAAAAACTCTTACATTTGATTCATCACATGGTAATGGTCATATTGGTGGACAATATGAAATAATAAATGTGATAGATAAGATTTTGAATGAAGTTAGTATCAAATGGAAAGACTCTATTGATATAAATGATTATGCCACAATCATGTCTATAGTAATAAGAGATGTATTTATGCGTGATGATATAGTTGCTAAAGATAGATTAACTAACCTATTGAATACACTATCAACATGTGATACAATTCATATAGACAATGAAGTTCTTAGACAAATTGAACTTAGTTTCAAATCTGAATTTGATATATATGATATAATGCATGTAAGTACTAGCTATGGATTTATTGAATCTATAGAAGTTAATGAGCATGTAGCTATAATGAAGATAAATATCAAAGATATATTCCTTAATGAGAATATCACAATTAATTCTCATATGGACAATGAAGCTAGTTTAATATATACAGATTATATGGTAATGACTGATAAATGTGATATAAAGAACATTTAGTAAATAAGATAATTTAGAAATAAGGGAGGATTTAATATAATGAGTAAAGTTAGAAAACCTATGAAGAGATTAGTCTTCAATGAAGGTTTATCAAAATTTGTAGCTGAAGATGTTAATATCAAAACTACAGGTGGTCCTAAAGGTCATGTAGTAGTTAAGAACCTTTTAGGAGAGACTATATATGAAGGATTAAATAAAGTAGTAATTGCTGGGTCAGCATTTACTGCATCAAAGCATTTCAAAATAAGTGCAGAGGCTATGACACCTTCATATAATGAAATTCTTGGTCTTGAACATACAATCAAAGAACCTGCTCCAAATGGTGTAAGGGATGATGAAAAGGTATATTTATTTGCAGTAGGTATGGATGGTTGTGGTCCTACACCTAAGGAAGTATATCCTGTTAACTATACATCTTGGATTTCACCAGATGGTTTGATTCCTTTTAGATATCAGCCAGTTAATAATGACTTAACTCCTGCTGATAGAAAGAAGTATTTTGGTAGAAAGTTGATAGAGAGAGATGGTAGAATAGCTTACTACTTTAAGAAGTTTGAGTCTATATCTGATACTATCCAGCAGAGATACCTAGATGGTACACCTATAGATGAGAATGTATATACATCAGAAAGAACTGATGAAGTTGAAACTTTTGTAAGAATGCATCTTATATTAAACCGTGAAGATTGTAGAGATTTCTTTAACCTAACAGTTGGTCAGGAAGAATCAAGAGTATCTTCTTTATCTATATTAACTGCATGGAAGAAGAATATCAATGGTATAGATTATTACCAGGATATAAGACCACTTACTAAGTTCCATTTCCCAGTTGAATCTCTAATAGATAATAGTAAGGGGCTAGATATTACTTATACTCTTTACTATTAATATATTTTATGGTGACTGATTATGAGAATAGCTTTATTAACTGGACATAGTATATTAGCTAATGGTAAATCTTCAGGTGCCAATGGATATTTTGATGAATATGTTTACATACTAAGACTTCTGCCTATACTTAAACAACAGCTTATAGCTTCAGGTTATGAATGTGATGTCATAGCATGTCCTGAAAAGATATTTAAATCTCCAACAGAAGAGATTATGTATAAAATACCTAGAGTAAATATTAAAGATGAAACTGGTAGATATTTATATGATTTAGTTTTAGAGCTACATTTAAACGGCTCAGTTCATAAGATAACTAATTCAGGTACAAATGTTTATTATAAAACGGGTGATAATTATGGCTATGTTGTAGGTAAGAGAATTTGTAGTAGTTTGAATAAATTAGGATTTATTAATGGTGGAGTTCATACTCCACCATTATATATCATAAATGAATCAGTTCCCACATGTATAGCAATAGAGCTGTTTTATTGCACATCTATAAAAGATATAATTGTTGCTGACCGTAAAGGTATGGATGCTATAGCTTCGGCTATTGTTGATGGTATTAACAATACTACACGTGTGAATATTGATGACCATAATATAAGACATGGTTGGGAACATAATTCGGATGGTAGTAAATCATATTATAAGCAGAATCAGAAATTTATAAATATTGTGACTAATATACATGGAAAATATTATATATTTGACACTGAAGGTAAATTATCATATGGTTGGAAGCAAATAAATAATTGTATATATTATTTCGATAAAGATGATAATGGTGCTATGGTTATAGATACTGTCAAGACTATTAATGGAAAGAGTTATAAGTTTAATGAAGATGGTATTCTTATTAATAAGATATCAAATGTAGTTCAAGTAGAAAATGATATTGCTGTTTCAGATGGTACTCTTATAATATATCCTAATGATATGATTATGGCTCATATACTACAACTATATGAAAAATATCCTACAGCTTATTTTATAAGAGAGTCAGACTATCCTGATTATAAGGTTAAATACACTAGAATACTAAGAGCAGAGGATGTGATATAAATTGGTAGATGTTATAGACAGAATTAAATTAATAGGAGAACCAGTTATAAGACCATCAACTCTGACTAAATTTACTAAACTTAAAGCACATACACATTTTGATCATTTAGAATTATATGATGTAATTCGTACATGTGTTGAAAAAGGTATTGATTTAGGTTTAAAAGGTGATATGATTTTTATCATATATCTATTCATCTATGATTTAACTTTGAAAGGTGTAGAGGTTCACACTTTTATAGACACCAATTTAAGCAAATTGCCTATATACGGTTTTTATAGAAATATAGATAAATTATATGATAAGATTAATAAGACGATATCATTAGAAGAGCCTACATTTGTTAAATACTGTAAAGAGGATGATGTTACTTTTGCAGATATAATTTATAATATCATAGGATGTAGGTATGATGAGACTAAATATTCTTCATATGGTGAAGCTAAATTGTATCATGATACATATGCTTATAACTTTGAAGATTTTTATTTAAATATATTAGAGTTTGAGAATTATTTGTTATTACAGAAAGGTGCTGTAATAAATAATGTAACTAAGAAGGATATTGAAAAGTATAAAAAGAATTATGGTAAAACTGTTTTTAATAATAGGGTAGCATCTTCTAATAAAACTAAATACTTAGTTACATTTAAATCAGAATCTAAATTTGCTGTAGCTATGTTATTATCGAATAAGTATAATTGTCCATGTGTACAAGATATCGGTCAAGACTTATCTTTATATGATGATATAATTTCAGCTGATGAATTATAAATGGGGGTGATATATAGTGGCTAAAAGAAAAAGTAAACTTATAACTGATAAAGAGTTAGTTGATAGAATAATTAATATAGACCATGAAACACATTTAAACCGTACATTTATCATGGAACTATTTGGCGACTTTAATGATAAGACTAAGAAAACTGTTAACCCATATGATATAATAACCATTCCACCTGGAAGTATAAGTGTTAATGGAAGACCTAATAAGAATTCATTCAATACAACTGTTGGTTTATGGGTATATAATAAACTTGTAATGGAACCTACTGTGATTGATATATGTGGTTATATTGATTACACTTTGAGTAAAAAGGCATATGGTAAAATAAATAATAAAATTGCATATGCTATATTAGAAGATAGACTTGATATAGAAAAGTATAAGACTTTTATAAACTATAACGAATTCTTAATGCCATTCGTTTCTATCCTATCTCCTAATGATACCAGAGAATTGATTAATCTTTCATCTAAGCTTGAAACTACTAAAAAAAAGTTGATTAAAGAAAATAAAGATGTTATATCTAATGGTGACGTTGTTGCTGCAAGTAAGATGGAGAAAGAATTGATTAATAAGACTATGGATGTTTTAGATGGAGACCCATCTTTAGATAGTTATTTATCAGGTGCAAGAGGAAACATTGACAACCATTTGAAAAATACATATATGATGAAAGGTGCTATGAAAGACCCTATGAGTGGTAAATTTAATATAGCAACTTCAAATTATGCTGATGGTATGTCAAGTGAAGAATACCATCTATTTGCAAACTCTATGGCTGAAGGTCCTTATGCTAGAGGTAATAAAACTCAGATAGGTGGTTACATAGAAAAATTATTCGTTGCAGCTTTCCAGCATATAAAGATAGGACCTAAGGGTTCAGATTGTGGTACTAACAATACACTAAGAATTAAGTTAGATTCTCCAGAAGATTGGTTGTACTCCTATATTGTTGAGGGCAACAAATTAGTTGAATTGACTTCAGTAAATATGGATTCGTATAGAGGTGAGTATGTAAATATACGATATTCATCATTATGTAAGTCTAAGAAATATATATGTGAAGCATGTGCTGGTACCTTATTTAGAAGGTTAAATATAACAAATATAGGCTTAGCTTTACCAGCCATTCCTTCTAAGATAAAGAACTTAGCCATGAAATCATTCCATGACTCAACTAAAAAGGTTAGAGATATGAATGTAGAAAAAGCCTTCGGGTTTGATGGTGATAAAAAACTTAAATAACTTATATAAATGCCATATAGCTTAAATGCTATATGGTATTCCTTTCTAAAAATACCATATAAATAACCATATAATACCAATATGGTTTAGTGTCATATATTATATATATGAAATATAATAAAGTTTTTATTAGTAGAGGAGGTCAATGGAAAATGTGTGATAGCGAAGTAAATTTTAGGGTCCATTACCCTAGAAACCCAGATTATACTTTAGAAACCAAGTTAGTTAAAATTGATATTGATAAAGATGCTCAATATAAAATGGCTACCAATAGAGGTTTTAGAGTTACAACACATGAGACTATTAAGAGGGATTTAAAATCTGATACTTCAATTTACTCAAGTAAGTTTGGTGAATTTGAGTATAGTGAAAGTCCATTCTCTCATAGGTATCAATGTGAATGTGGTAGGATAAAAGGTGCAAATTATGAGCATACGATATGTACTAAATGTGGAAAACCTGTAAAGTATATAGGTGACGATTTTACATTCTTTGGATATCTTATTATCAATGATTATAAGATAATACATCCTGTTATATTTAAACAGCTTAAACAGTTTATAGGACAAACTGCTTTAGAGGGGATAATTAATTTAGATTTGGAAAAGGATGAAGATGGTAATGTAGTTAAATCAACACCTACTAAAAAAGAACCATTTAAAGGTATAGGATTGATTGAATTCAGGAATAGGGTTTATGAGATATTAGAGTTTTATAGAGATAAACATAAATCAAATCCGAAGAAGATTGAGATATACCATGATATAGTACAGTCAATTGATATAATGTTTACCCAAACTATACCTGTATATACAATACACCTTAGACCTATAAGAGTATCAGGTAGACATTTTGATTATGATAAAGCTAATCAGGAATACTATATCATATCAAAGAATGTTTATACTTTAAATAAGACTACTTATGATAGGACAAATGAACGTGCTGCAAGGTCATTATATAATATACAAACAGAGTATGATAATTTATATGATACAATCATAGCTACTTTAGCACAAAAGCATGGTGAATTTAGAGGTTTATTTGGTGGTAGATATAATTTCACAGCAAGAGCTGTTATAAAACCTAGACCATCAAGAATAGATGAAATAGAATTACCATATGCTGCTTTAACAGAATTACTTAAGTTTGACATAATAAATGTAATGGAGAAGTCTTATAACATTTCACCAAATAAAGCATTGATGTTATGGGAGACAGCAAATTCATCACCAGACTCGAATGAAAGAGGTATAGTAAAGAAT